CACCTGGCTATCCTTTACATCTTCTATTCAACAGGCATCAGGGAGTCTGAACTGCTGAACCTGAAGATAACAGACATTGACAGCAAACGAATGATAATCCGAATCAGCCAGGGAAAAGGTAATAAAGACCGAAACGTCCCTTTATCCGCAAAAACATTAGAAATTCTTAGAAAGTATTACAAGGCCCACAAACCAAACAATTATCTGTTCAACGGCCAGTTTTCCGACCGGTATTCAAAGACATCAATTCAAAATTTCATTAAAAAATATGCGAATAAGGCGGGAATTACAAAAAGGGTTTATCCGCACTTGCTGAGGCATTGCAATGCTACCCATTTGGTTGAATCGGGTATTGACATTGCCGTTGTTCAGCATCTTCTCGGCCACAAACAACAAAAAACAACAATGCGTTATGTGAAAATGTCGAATAAGTACATATCAAAGGTACAAACACCTGACCTCTTTATTTAGATTTTCAACCCATTGCGCGTTTTACCGTACCGGAAATTGTCTTTTATGAAATACGGAGTTGATTTGTACCCATCCACTTTCTTCCCGTTGTCTTTTACCCACTTTTTGAAGTTTGCAGGCACGTCGTTAATGGCTTTCCGACTCTGAAAACGCTTGTACTCGGTCCCATCCAAAGCGGCTGTGAGTTCATCCAGTTCTCCCTTGTTAAATTCATCGGGATCCTGGAGTATTGGCACTTTAAAACACCGGCATTGCGGGTGCCAGCCGTTAAAAACAAAGTTTTTCGGGTATTTACCGGCCAAAATATCGCAAATGTCATAAAAAGGCTGTCCGTTCAGGGTGTGATTGTTCGAAAGCTTTACTTCGTAACCCACCACAAAATCCAACTGCTCCCACCGGAGGTTATCAGCGTTGCGGTATGCCATGTTTATTTCCGTCCGGGCCAGCCGCATAGCGTTTTTATAACTTGACCTGTAAACACCTTGTCCGGGATGGTAGGCTTTTGCCGCTTTCGATAGCTGCAAATTGCCGTGTTTGTCTCTCACCCTTCTGAACAGTTTCTCCGGTTCCAGAAGGTTCTGCCTCAGCTCCTGTGATAGCTTCTGAGCCGATTTCCCTTCGGCCAGCGACACATCAATGCCTAATTCGATGTTGTTCTTGAACAGGCTGGTATATTTCCACACGCGCCGGGAGAGGTTCAGCCCTTTTACCTTCCGCTTCTGGAAGGAGTCCAAAGCTTTCAGGTTACGGTCCTGAAGTCTGGAAAGGGTTTCTTTGCTGAGCGCCGATGTGGCAATTATCGACTCCAGGAAAGCATCATTTTTCACATTTGCAAAAAGCCACTCTTCGCGGCTGCCGGTTTTGATGGTTGCGGTAATCTGGGAAGTAAGCTTTGAAATTATATTTTTCAGTTCACGATTGGCGGCAGGGTAGTCCCTGAAGGAAAACAGCTTGTCAGGGTTTACCTTCAGGCCAACAGCCTGACGGGAAATGTCCAGAACAGCCGCACGGTAAAGCCTGTCAATTGCTTTCGTGTAACTCTCCGTCCGCCTGAAATGTTCTGTATTCCATCCCTGAAAGGAAAAGCCTGTTTTCGTGTTTGTTTTTTTCGCCATTATACATCAGTTGGCTCACCCAGAATAAAAGCGTTCTCCCTGGCTGTCTCAGCCTCAATCTGCCTGAAATCTTCCTCAGTATCGTTGGCAAGCCCTGCCAACTCAACTGAACGCTTCTGAGACACCACCGGTTTCCCGCCGTTGGCAGTGGTCAGCAGGTCAATATAGCTTTTCTCATCATCAATCATGTAGGGTGTGATCTCCGGTTTCACCATCAGGTTTTCAGCCTCAACAGCAAGATTTGTATTCATTTTGCCGATGAAAGCTTTAACCACGTTTACCCTCCGCTGCATGTAGGCATCAAATATTTCCATCTTGTCAACCGCTTTCAGGTGTGCATCCATGAACAGGAACTTCAGCGCCACGCCCGATATTGCCCCGATTCCCTTCACGCTGTCAAACGATATATCAGGAGTCTGGCTAATGGTGTAAATCATTCTCAGCAGGGTTTCAATCTCCAGCTTAACGGACTCCGGTGCATGTTGCCACGACAGGTAACTGGCTTCTGAGTTCTCATCTCCCTCAATAATCCCGCCTGACTCCCCTTTCTCGGCAAACCCCAGCAGATGACCTTTCACAAAAATTTTAGGCGAAGCGTGATAATCGTTCGTGTCTGCAAAGTTGGAAAGCAGTTTCTCCAGCCTGTCAATCAATACCTGCACATCGGCCCACTCCAAATCAGGCTGACTGGCATAAATAACCGGAATCTTGCCAATAGCAATGTCCCGCGGGTAACCATCAACCAGCTCAGGACCTTTCTCCGCTATTTCCCATATGAAATGTTTTTCATCCGTGTAAGTCTCGAACATGGTCCGGGTTTTCCGGTCATCACCAATCTGCGTAAATTCACGGGAGAAAGCAATCATGTCGCCTCTGTCATCGAAATAAGGAAAAAGCTTATCACCCTGCAACGGAGAAAAAACAGCCACCCTTAGTTTGTATTTGCTTTTGAAACCGTAGCTTGAGTGTGGTTTTTCAACCGGATACCACAACTCCGCCGCTTCAGTGCAACTGAACACCTCACGGGCCACTTTGCGGTTCAGGCTCTCTGATTTCACATCGTAAAGAATACGTTTCAACGCTTTCATCACCAGGTCTTGATCTGCATTCTCAATCTCAGCCTCCAGCTCAACCGGATTACCAAACAGGAAAGCACCCGCCCGCTTCACAATTAGCTTCTGGATGGCAATAGCAATCCGGGCAACCTGCTCATAACGCACGGTGGTTGTTTCACCTGTATCCGGGTCAATTTTCTTGATACCTCCTTCCTCAGCGTCAACCTTTACAAGTTTGTTCGGTCGTTTCTCGTAGTCAAACACATCGTGTTTAAGCGGATCAAGACCCCTTCGGGCCTTGTCAACATCCGGCTGAAGGGTTGGTCTTCCCTCCTTCAACTTCTTAATAACGTCCGACTGATTCTCAAGACCTATAATTTCCTGTATTTTCATAACTATCTTTGTTTTATTGTTTTATTGTTTTATCAAAATAAGCCCTTTAAGCTATGCCTTACCACATCCTTGTAATCAAAATACGAACGCATCAACATCAAATCACGCCAATCCGGTGAGTGTCCGATATCCTGTTTTATCAATTCCTTCGGTTTTATCTTCAGTTTCCCGTCCGAATCAGCGTCATGGGTCTGCAACTGCTGCAATTCGTTTATAATTTCATCCTTCTCATCCTCCGAAAGATCGCAATCAATGCTTACTTCCGAATTATTGATGTGTTCAGCCAGCCTGTAAGCGCACTGAGACTGAAGGTTGTTATAATTCTCATCGTCAAACGGCCTGGCATTGTTGGTGAATCCAAGAATCCCGCAATTATCAACAACTCCGCCACCAACCCCGTCCTCATCGGCAATAGCCCGGGTTTTGGGAATCCGGTATTTTTGGCGAAGGTGATTGATAGCTGTTTGTATCTCGGTTGTTTTCGACACATCGAAACTTATCACCTCCAGTATTGTCCAGTTGCGCCAAACGGCCACACGCGCCCTGTCGCTGCCGAACCTTGCGATATCTGCCGTTAAGTAGTGGTTTGCACCGGCTCGGGCTAAATCGTTGCTGAAAACGGCTGAAATTGCGTCATAGCTGCAAAGCATTGCCGGGTTATCGTCATAATCCCAATTCCCTTTCAGCAATCGTTCCTTCTTTGTTTTGTCGGTTGTCGATTCCAGGGCTTTCACATAATCCTTTTCGATGAAAGGGTTCTCCTGCACCAGCGCCCCCAGGTAAACCATGTGTTCAGGAAGCGCCCCTTTCAGGTTCGGCTTGTAAAACGTGTTGTACATCCAGTTCTTTTTCGGGTTGCAGGTGATGAACAGCTTGCGTAAAAGCCCGTATTTGTCGTTCATCTGACGTCCGACACGGGTTTTCAGCGTATCGTAAGCCCCAAAATTGATTTCCCCGCCTTCTTCAATCCAGCCTCCGGTATATTCCAGCGACCCGTAACGTTCATACAGCGGGTCGGAGGGTAAATATCGAAGGTCCAGCATGTCAATACGGCTTCCGTTCTCGAATTGCAGGTAATGGTCTTGTCCGTTATACGAAAAGTCCACATCGCGACGGATTCCGTACTGGCTGCACACTTTGAAAAAGGTTATCAGGGTTGATTCCCGGAGGCGTTTCAGGGATTCACGGCCTATAAACCACTTGGTGCCGGGATAGGCCATGCA